CTCCAACGCTGCTTGCGCCCAACGGGCGGCAAGGTTCCACACAGCAACCAAACCCGCCATAGCGGCAGCAGTCACAAACGACACATCAAACACGGCGGCCGACAACGGGGCGGCAGTAGCGCCAGCCACAAACGTTGCAACAGCACGTCGCAAACCATCACGATAAGTCACATCAACCCCTTAAACGGCAATGGGGAGAAGGTTGCCCTTCTCCCCAATAACCGTCAAATGTAACTAGAAATCACGGCACCCAAATGGTTCGACCCAGATAGCGGCGGCCATTCGTAGCGAACGTGCCGTAGCAGGTGATCAAACCATACTTGGCGTCACGGTCATAAGGCTCCACGAAACCACGGAACTTCATCCAGTTACCTGACAGCACAGCCATCTTGATGTGGCGGCTGTTCAAAAAATACCAGTTGGTTGAAGGCATCAGGTCCGACCAAACAACCTTCGAACCACGGTGCAGCAGGTTTTGGAAACCAGCCTCCGCAGTCTTAGCGTCGGTGAACCGCTGCTGCGGCTGCAACTTGCCCTCATAGGTTTCCCACAGAGTCTGAGTGGTGATCTGAAAATCGCAAGCATCTCCACCGTACGACACACTGTTGTACGCCTTAGAATGCAAAGCCAAAGAGTAGGTGGCGCTTGACTCCAAATATGACCGCCAGTAAGTGTTGGTAGCCGAATCAATGCCACCAACAACACCCGTGCTTTCAACCAGCAAAGGCAAACCAGCCCAAGCCTTACCGCTTGCTTCGGTGCCATTATACTGAAGCAGAGCGGTTTCGAACTGCTCGGCAGCCGTCATCTCAGCGTTCTCAACCTTGGTCTGAAGCAGTTTGATAACAGCGGTATCGCCGCTGTTCTTCGCTTCCTCCATGCCCGACATCGGAATAAAGATCGCAGCCTGTTTCCAATCGTACTCGGCGGCAGTCACAATCTCTTCACCATGCACAGGGGTCAGAGCATCGTAGCCGCTGTAATACTGGAACGAAGAGTTGGTCTTGTGCATGATCGGCATAACGGCGCTAGAGCCGCCCTGAGCGTCAATCTTGGCGGTGTTCTTAATCCAGTCAAGAGCAGCCGACCGCTTAAAAATGTTGTCGACAGCCTTGCCCGAATCGGTGAAATACCGCTTCAGGGTAGTAGCAACAATGTTATCAAAGTTAGGGTTTGCCACGGTAACCTCCTAAATCATGTCCGTGTTTTTTCGACTTCATATGCAAAGATATCTTCAAACGAATCAAACTTTTTCCAAGAATCATCCGACGAAGCCGCCACGTTCGACCCGCCCTTCGCCACCTTCTGCGAAGTTTTGCGAGCCTTATCACGTTTAGCGGCAGCAGCCTCAGCCTTTTCGCGAGCCGCTTTCTGTGCTGCGGTTTCACGTTCCAACTGTTCAGCCTTCCACAACTTGTATGCTTTTTCCATCACCAAACCTTCCTGAATGGCGATAGGTAAAACAACTTGCGGATCAAAGTCAGGATACTTGGCTATCATCTGATCAAGTTCAAAGCGGGCTTGCTCCTGAAAACGAATCTGTTCCGCTTGCTCGGAACGGGCACGCAACTCCTGAAGTTCTTGCCGAGTTGCCTGCAACTCGCTGACAATCGGTTTGATTTCAGGATCAAGATC